TGGAATGTCTGTTTCTGTCCTGATGCTCTTTGGAGCAAGTCTTGATTTCGACGCGATAATGGTGGATGTCATCGTGCATGATAAGCGCGTCAAAGTTACGTTGCTGGCAAAGCACTGTGCGATAACCCAGTGACTCCATGATGCCGCAAGCTAGTAACTCACCAGCCCTGCCGACAGATACTTCGTGGATTGTTCCGGCCAAGTCACCCTCTTAACTTGCTGACTACGAACCATAATACTACACCGGCGATTCCCAGCGCCGCAATCAGTAATCCACCGATAGTTATCTGTTCGATCTTTTTTGCTTTTCTTATTTTTTCTTGACGCTCTAGCTCTTTTTGTTCCCTCAGGCGCTTTTGATATTCAGCTTGTATCTGGTCGTAGAAGCCATTGCCAAAGCGCAGGTCTAGCATCATCTTTAATTCGTACAGCATCTCTTGCTGTTGCTTGTACTCAATCATCTCAATGGCTACGTCTTTCAGACCGCCACTAAAGCGCTTCTTATTAAATTCCTGATGACCAGTGAAGATGTTGGAAAGTTGTTCGCCAATGGCTTTGGCATCGTTGATTGTATCAAGGTTAGACTTGATAAAGTCTATGCCCTGTTTTGCAAGGGCTAGACCTGTAAGGACTGTGGTGACTGGCTCCACATCATTTGCTCAATATGCGATCTAACTTATCCTCCAGACGATGCAGAGCCTCCATGACCCTATCCATATCGTCTTTAAGTTCATGCCGCGTTGCATAATCCTCACGGGTGCGATTAAGCAGAATATCAATCCGCTTAACTTCACCTGAAAGGGATGAGACATACCAGCCGCCAGCCGCGATGACCACTCCAATCAAAAGATCAAAAAGGTATGTCATGTCCATTTTATGCCTCCGCAATCACAAGTGTGCCTGCCTCTACCTGCCGCATGATTTCGGCGTAGTGGGTGTTGCCAGCAACGAGGGGGACTAGCACTAAACGGTTGTCTATCGTTGCACTAATGCAAGTGTTTTCAGAGGGGTTTGCTGGGTCTGTTATATATTGAGCCGATGTAATACTCATTTCATTCATTTTATAACTCCGCATTAAAGCCTAAATAAGCATTGCTATTGTTTGTTCTGCACGGGCCTGAATGACCCACTGTTCCTGATGCTCCGCTATTATTTGCATCTAGACTAGCTGCTCTAGGACTGCTTCTTCCTATTCCAGTAAACGAATTAAAAGAGTCTAAAGTGTTGTTTGCATAAACAGCATAATAATCAGTGCCAGACACAGTATCAAGCGAAGGGGCAGCCCTCATAGTCACTGGAAACTCAACTGTAGTAGCAACCAAATTGCTGGCATAATAAGAGCCTGTAGGAATAGTTTGAGAGTCACCCTTTGCAAGTAAGTAGTAATACCTCTGACACAGCGCTAGTTCTTCACCATAAGACCGATGCTCAAATTCGGTGGCGACAGAGCCGACTTCAAGTTGAACGCCTGTGATGTAAAACGCATCATTGTTGGACGCTACTGCGTTTACCTGACCCACTGCACGGTTGGCAGTTACAGTAAGGTTCCAAGATGTATTGAGTGTTCCGCTAGTATAGTTAGACCCTGCCCCAAGCCACCAAATCATAGAAAGGCTTGAGTTTGCATCATTGTCCAAAGACCCTGAAGTATCACCAGAAATAGTAATTACCTTCTTTTCCCAAGTATTGCTTGCGGAAACAGAATACGTTGTTGAAATGGAGCGATTATTGTCGTTATCAGACAACTCAAAAACGTATGTCCCAGTAACAACAGACTTTACCCAAAAGCTAATAGTAACAGGCAAAGCGTTGGAAGACCCTTTTAATATCTGTTGTAAGTTTTGGCCTTCAAGGGAGGTGATAATCTTTGCGCTGGCGGCAGAAGTTGGTGACGAAAAACCTGTTGGCGCCAACGCCTTAAAAGACTTACTAAAGCCAGAACCACTAGGTGCATCGGATGCTTGCTCTAAAGTAAAACTGCCGCCCATAGTGCCAGATAACTGAAACCTATCTACAGTTTGGTATCCGCCAGAAGCATTGGTAAATGGGCCAGCACCACGCTGTGCCACGTTCATAGCACCATTGATAATCAAATTACGACGCCCAGACGGTACGCTTCCAAGTTGGGCTATCTCACGGGCGTTACTCATTATGCGTTCTCCAGTGCTTCAAGACGGTTCTCAATATTTGCCAAGCGTTGCTCTGTTGCCGCACCGATAAAGGCCAGCAATTCAGGATAGCGGATGCCTAAGCGTGTACGCTCCGTTGCACCCTCTGGTGCTTCTTCGGCTGTCTCATAGATGTCAGTGCGTGTGTAGGCTTCTTGTGCCTCTACAATTACATTGCCTTCTTCATCTGTTTCTTCTGCAACCGCTGGCACTTCGGTTTGTGTTTCCCACCAAGTGCTGGAGATAAAGAAAGCATAGTTACCAGCGTCTAAACCTGCATCAGCCATAGCTTGCTGAACGTCTTGTGCAATCACGCCAGCGTGTGTCCGTGCGCTATCACCTTTTTCCGCAATAGCATCCTTCCATTTAAACGTCTTAAACAGTTTGCTGATTGCTTTGGCGGCAGTGATTTCAGCATCCGACATAGATGCGATATTTTCTTTCTCATTACGGTCAGAAGTTTGAATGGTGCCGTTTGTGGCGTATACGTCATCCCAACGGCGATTTGATATCCCTAAATCTCTTGCATTATCTGAGTTTGGATAAAACCGTGTTGTGTCCCAACCATAGTAAACTGTTCCATTCGACGCTAAAAATCCTGTGTTGTTTTCTGAATTAAAATAGGTATACAAACCAGAGAGAACACCAACACTCCCCACAGCCGTGCCATTTTTGCGGAACACCGCAATGTCGCCATCGGATGTCGTTCTGTTTATATCAAGAGGCGAACCACCGCTTCTGGCCGCCCAAATTCTTCCGCTAGCTATAACGACGCCATTATCTGCACTTGTGCCTGTATTATTGTTATAGGGATAAGTATCAGTCGTACCAACCAGCAAGTTGCCACTGCTGTCGATGCGAATACGTTCTGTGCCAGATGTGCCAAACCGCATAAAGTCAGAGGGATGGTTGTATTCTAAGTAGCCTCTGTAGGCAGTAGTGCCTGAAGTCCCATCAGCAAAGTAAATGTTCCCTGTTCCTGTGGTTCCACAATAGAATGTCATTCCAGCTTCGCCAGAACCAGAGCCAACCACAAGATTATTTGCGCCAGCATATAATGAACTGGGCGAATCCGTTCCAATCCCCACATTGCCACTGCTGTCGATGCGCATGTGCGTTTGAACATTATTTGTGCCTAAGTTTAAAGCATCATTTGTATGGTCATACTCAACACGCCCAACAACTCCATCAGACTGATCGCCAAAGTACAATCTTGAGTAAGACGCATCACTAGATTGAAGTCTAATTGTTGCGTCACCACCAGAATTGTTAATATGCAAAGAATTATCTGGTGAATCTGTACCAATTCCAACCAGATTATTCGTGCTATCGACGTACAACGTATCCGTATCAACCGTTAGGTTGCCTGATAAAGTGGTAGCACCACCGACCGTCACATCCCCACCAAACGTGCCAGAGAAGACAGAGAAGCTGTCAAACGCAATCACCTCTAGCAAGTCACCAGCCGATGCACCGGATGTCAGCACAACCGATGTACCTGTCGTGGCGGTGTAGTCTGAGTTAGGATCAAGCAAAACACCGTTCAGGAACACATCCATAAACTTGGTGTCGGTGTAGCTGAGTGTGCGGCTGTCATCGTCAGCACCAGAGAAGGTTGTCTGGCCGCTGGTAGCAGTAAAGAGATAGCGATGGCGAACGCCTTGTGATGGGGAAGTTCCGATATATGCCATTTTACATTGCCCCTATGATAAATGCTAGAAGTTCAGGGTAGCGAACACCAAGACGTGTGCGCTCTACAGCGCCTTCTGGTGCTTCTTCCGCTGTCTCAAATGTGTCTGTACGGGTATAAGCATCCTGTGCCTCAATGCCGTTTTCTTCATCAGCCTCAACTTCTGGCACTTCTGTCTGTGCTTCCCACCAAGTAGATGAGATAAACATGGCGTAACGACCAGCGTCTAAACCTTCAGCGGCAAAAGCATCCTGTAAGTCTTGGGCAATAATACCGAAGTGAATACGCGCATCGTCACCCTTTTCAGCCACAGCATCTCTCCAACGAAACTTACGCATTAAACCTTTGCAGGCTACAGCCACACGTTTCTCTGCCTCAGACAATTCTTCAATATCTTGCTTTTCATTACGGTCAGATGTTTGGATGGTGCCATTAGTGGCGTAGACGTCATCAAAGCGGTAGGATGCTGATCCTAAATCGACTTGATTGTCACTAAACGCACCTGATTTCATTGGGTAAACTGTCAGGCTACCAAAAGATAATCCTGAGCCAGTTGATGTGCCTTGTATATATGAAACTCCACTGATTGTTCCAATACTCCCCACAGTGGTATTGTCTTTGCGGAAGTCTATAAAAGCACCATCACTAGTTGTTCTATTTATAAAAAGAGGCGAACCAGAATCCCTTGTAAAAATAGAACCATTAGTTCTTAATTCAACACCAGCCGTTCCTATAGATGTAGCAATTTTCCCCACCAGCACGTTGCCACTGCTGTCGATGACCATGCGCTGGCCGCTGTTGTTTGTAAAGAAAGATAGATTACTAGATGAGTCTGCTCTTATGCGAACAAGGTCGGCAGAATCCGTGCCAGCTAATAGGTTTAATTCTGTAAAAGAAGCACCACTAGATTGGAAATATCCTGATTGGCCGTCTGATTGCCCATCAACGTGCAACACCTCTGATGGCGAAGACGTCCCAATCCCAACCCGATTATTTGCGCTATCGACGTACAGCGTATTCGTGTCAACCGTCAGGTCGCCAGCAACAGTCGTATCGTTATTAACCGTCAGGTCATCGCTGACAGTCATGGACTGGGATTGCGTTACATCTACAAAGTCAACAGGCTTTTTGCCAGTATACGCCATTAGCTAATCTCCAAGATGCTGAGTGCCACGTCTGCGCTGGATGCCGTGTCGCTGGTTACCTTGAGAACGTCGTCAGCTTCCATCACGACTTTTTGCTCCGCACCAACAACGATCAAAGTAGAGCCTACAGGAATAGGCGCACCCTTAACAAGATAGATATTGTCACCGTCATTATTCTCTAGCGTCACATCAACCTCAATCGCAGAGCTGACAATGTTAGAGACAGACAGACCAATGATCGTTACCTCAGTGCTGGCAGGGCCAGTGTAAATCGTTGTAGGCGTTGCACCTACAGCAGTCTTTGTCTTTACCTTAAATGAATTTGCCATGTCTTTATCCTAACGCAATAGCCAGAGCCACCGCAGTTCCAGCCTGATCTACTTCTAAGTTTGCCCTTGCATCTGCCGCTGTCGATGCCCCAGTGCCACCGTCTGCAACAGCAAGATCTGAAATTCCGCTAATAGAACCGCCACTAATTGTTATGCTACTAACCGAAGGGCTGGTCAATACAGTTGTGCCATCGTTCATGTCAGCCAAGTCTGCCATCAACTCACGAATGGCATTGTTAATGCCGCTTGGAAGGCATCCCTCTGCAATGTCAACAGATTGAATATCCGTGTTGAGTGACGCTGTAGCGGAGTAATCTGTGATGCTATTCTTTGCCATTGGGCTACCTCATAATTCTCTCTACAAGAGAAGGATCTTGCTCTTCAATTATACCACGAATATTTCTTTTAAGCCTTCTAAATGTTAGGCGCAAGAAAGTTTCAGGATCTTCCTTCAATGCACTTTTTCGCGCCTCTTTACGAAGCTCTTTTAAGACTTCATCAATGACAAGGCGTTTCATTCTATTGCCGTATTTCTGATACTTTTCAGATGAAACAATAGGAGTCATAATCGTTTCAACAATAGGGCCAAGATACTTTGCCATAGTTTCGTCCGCAGATCTTTCACCAGTATAAGGTAAAATATCTTTTCGCTTCAATCCCAGACGATCAAATTCTTTTTCTACTGGGTTTTTTGCTTCTCCAACAGTAATACCTGTAAGCTGACGAGCAACACTTCCTGGCACTTCTATGTCTGTAAATGGTATGCGTACTGTCTCTGGTCTGCCTGGTGTTGCCGCACGAGTCGGAGACTCCATTTCCGGCAATGTTTGTTGCAGTCCAGGTATGTTTCTTTTTAGCTGCTGACCAATATCTTCAAATGAAATATAGGGAAGATCTTGTTTTGCCTCTAGCGCTGGTGCTCTAAATTTTTGCTTGGTGTCCACAAAATCATTAAACATACGGAGTGGTGTTAAAAATCCACCAAGGACATCAGACACATAACGTGTCACCGCATTGGTAATTTTATTTTCATCATCAATGCCACTTATTTCGTTAATCAAATTGTCTGCAATAGCAAGACCTGTGCCACCACGAAATTGTGCGCCAGTCAGTCCTTGCATAATATCTTTTGCGTCCAATCCCCCACGCCCCTCTTCTGCGCGGACAATAAGATCTGCTACAAGCATGTACGGGGTTAATGGAAAGTATGGACGCATATCAATAGGCTTTCCATCTGTGCCTTCAATTTCGTACCACTTTTCTCCACCAAAACCACTACGTTTTGCCTCTATCATTCCCATTAAAGCGGCTGTTCCAACAAGTGACTGTGCCAATACCTTGCTGTCTCCGGCGGCAACCTTAGCCATTTCCTTTTCGGTAAGCAAAGATAGCGGCCCAAGCGGACTATGCTTAAATTGAAACTCCATTGCATTAGTCATAAACCTAGCAAACGGGAACACAGCAGTAGTCACAAATGGAACGCTGTTTGCAAAATCAATAAATGCTTTACCAAGTTTGCTTTCAGGCATTTTTGCATAGGTAAACTCAAGAGCGTCATTAACAGCTTTTTCAACATCACCCTTAGCAATAAACTGCATAGGATTTTCGCTTGCCATAACATCTTTGATGTTCATGTTCTTTTTGCGTAACTGTCGATCCAGCGATGCGGTAAACATAGCGCGTCTGTAGTAATATTCTTGCATACGATTAAGAGTATTAAGACCATCAGTTATTTTGCCAGCCCACTTAAACGTAGTGTTTTTACTCGCATCAGCAACATCAGACGAATAGTTGCTAAACAGTCTGTCGCGCTCACCAACAAGATATTTTGTTACATACTCTGTAGTGTCTTTTGAAAACTTCTTGTCTTTAGTCAGATTAAATAAAAGACCTAATGTTTTGTTATGATCTATTGGCTTTGTTTCTACGCCAAAAAGTTTTCTCATTGGATTGAATGTTGCGTTTAAAACGTCATCCATCCCGTTGACTAGCGTCTCCATTCCAACACGCCCAACTTGTGCTGTAAAGTTACGCATAGATGTGGCGATCTGACTAACCAGCAAGCCACGACGAACATTGTCAAGCTCTCTTGCTCCGGCACCAAACTTGCGAAGCAAAGAAAATCCCATAGGATCTTTTTCAACTTCACCAGACAAAACCTGAGATATGTTTTTCATACCGCGACTTGCGCGACTTAACTGATTTAATCGTTTACCCGCTTCTGATCCTGACAACTTAAACAGTTGGGCAAACTCAATCTCACTAATATTATTTCTTTTTAGTGTATCAGCAAAAGCATCTGCATATTCTTTGTTTTCGCTTGCAAGCTGAAGAACATCAAAAATCTGATCTGAAATCTGAACCTCTGGATTGCGAGGTATATTCATTTTGTTCATAAAGTCGATAGCAATATCAACTGCCTTGCCAGAAACATCAAGAGAAAGATTAGGCTCAAAGTCTATGTTTGTTTCAGCAGCTTCATTACGCACCTTTTGAGCGGTAGCTTCATCGTATGGCGCAACCTGTGTTCCAATATCTACAGGCTGATCCTGTAAAACTTTTTTCTCCGACTCAAGAGCCTGTTGATATTTTTTGCCGGATATTCTGCCCCCAAGACCGCCAATAGCAGAGCCTAAAACGCCACCAGCGGCGGCTCCTATTGACGCGGCTTTGGCGGCTTCACCAAAATCAAATCCCTCTTGTGTCCCAGCCTGTATCCTAGCTGATTGTCGTAAAGAGTTGTCTGCCGCACCATAAACACTGCCCTCAATAGCACCGATCTTAGCACCCTGAGTAACACCAGCTTTAGTTGCCTGTTTTACACCTTGTTTAATTCCTTGCTTAAGAGCTTCTCTACCAACAATGCCAGCACCCAAAGTACCAATACCTACATACGTTGTAGGGTCTGCAAGGACACCAGTGATCGCACGACCGACACCAGAAAGACTTACATCTTTCTGATCGTACATATCCATAAGATCTACAAATGCTTTACGCTGATCGTCAGTAGCATCACCAAGCTGTGAAGCCTCAAGACCCATTTTGGGAAGATTGTAATTAAACCAACCCATATAGCGAAGTCCGTACTGAGCCGCTTGCCTGTCGTTATCTAAGGCTTTTGCATCAGGGCCTTCGTTCATCAAATAAACTTTGCGTGATGCTTCAATCCACTTAGGATCAGAAAGAAGAGACTCTTCCGTTATTGGTTTCTCTTCCTGTGAAACAAGAGAATCTAACTGAGCATCTGTATATTTAGATAAATCTGGTTGCTGTGGAGCACCACCAATAATAGCATCAAGTTCTTCATCTGACATAGATGACAAATCTGGTGTTGCTGAACCACCAGAAATAATAGAATCAAGCTCTTGATCTGATAGTGATGATAGATCTATAGGCTTCATTATTAGCCCACTTATTCGCCAGTTGGATTACGTTTATTTCGCTCTGCTATTGCGGCTTGCCTGAGGGCTTCGGGGGAGTCGCCTAAAAGAAGACTTCCAAGAAATTGATCTAATGCACTACCGCCAACAGACATTTTTTTATCATAAGCATCTTGCTCAACTTGAGTTAAAGGAAGATTAGCCGCTTTTTTTCTGATTGCGCTATTAAGGACTACATCAAAAAGATCTTGTGTACCTTTTTTGTACTCTAATTTGTAAGCCTCAGCAGGATATGCGGCCTTAAACGCCGCGTCTTTTTCCTCACTTGTTGCATTAGGATCAGCAATAATATCCATAGCATCAAGCTGTTTGCTTTTGATTTCCGTTTGTTTGCGCTTTAGTTTTCTTATTTCTTCCGCATCAACAGCTTCTTCTCCAGCCGCAAGGCCTTGCATCAAAGATTGACCAAAAGAAATAGGTGTGCGCGATGGGCCTTGCATAAGGGCTTTGCCTAAAGCAAGCAAGCGAGCGCTAGACCCTTCTCCGGTAAGAAGGCCAGAAAGACCACTTGGTTTATCAGAAAGCAATCCATCAGCCTGTTGTGCGCTATAGTCTGGTCGCGCCATTGGGGCTTCCGATATGTTTAATAAGCCACCAGTTTGTTGTTGCATAGACTGTAACTCTTCAGCGGTCGGCACTATTTGGGGAGTTTCTGGCAAAACTGCCTCAGAACCAAGCAGTCCTCTTGGCTCTCTTCGAGACAATTCAGTTTTTGCCGCACCAGCAAGCAGTGGATTACCAAAGTTAATAATTTCAGTTAGCTGATAATCTTGAAGTTGTGAAAGCGGATTTGTTTTCGTTCCGGCAAAACTAGCAAAAAGATCACTTGGATTTGTTTGTCTGTAATCACGCATTAGTTAATTCCTTAACGCTGTCCAATAATTCCACCAAGAAGGCCATAACCAAGACGTTCAGATGTTGATGCTGTATCCGGCAATAACCCAGCCAGCGTTGCCGCGCCACCCAAGAATTGTTGCCCAGTGCTAGGCTCATAATAAGGCGTCAACTGGGTAGATGTTTGACCAGGATAGCCATAAGCATGACCTAAGAAAGTAGAAAGCTGTTGCTGTGGTGCAGTCTGCTCATATTGGTAACGACGCATTGCATCATCAATAGAGCGTTGAGCTTGTGCTTCACGAGTTGCGCCAACCTGACCAAGCTGTGCAATATCAAAATAATCAGCTTGTGCAAACTGAGGAGCCATACCAAGAGCCTGTTGCTGACGACTGCGCTCATTCATGTAATCTTGATAAGACATCTGAGCGGCAATATCGCCAACAGTTTGAGCCACAGCCTGACTGCCAAGTCCTGATCCTAAACGACCACGCTGGGCAAGCCCACTCATAGCGGCGGCTTGAGCTGGACGTGTGGCACGTTCGATAGCCGCTTGAAGGCCGGGAGAGCCACCAAGGAAGCCGCCAGAAAGCGTTTGTTGCATTAAGTCCTGTGCAGACTGCATAACAGGAGAACCAGCAAGAGCGCGCTCCTCTGCAGCTCTCAGAGCCTGTTCTGTCTGTGGGGCAAACTCAGCAAATGTTTGGCCAGGGAAAAACTCGGGTGCGCCAGCTTGATACTGACGTAAAGCCTCAGCTAAACCGTACTGTGCATAAGGCTCTGCAAAGGCTGGTAATCCCTGCGTTGCGGTGGTTTGTGTCGTTTCTACTGCCATTTTCTTTACCTCTGGCTATAATTTACACTCTAATTTAGTGTTTGTAAAACTCTATCCGATGATGACATAATTATATGTTTTACCTGCCACGCTGTTAGGCAGATGGTTAACTGTTGCCTGACCTTTTTGTCTGTCTGTGACATACATCTCAAATGCTGTTCCGCTAGTTTGAGATGGAGCTAAAAGCCTGGCGTTTACCATTAGTGATGGAATAGCTGGAATTGCAAATGGACTTGTTAGGGCTGAATAAGCCTCAAGATAAACATTTGCGTGTTCTGCGGCTCCAACAATCTCAATATAATCACCAGCATCTAACTCAAGAGGATGGTTTATTGATACTGGCATATATCCATCTACTGAGCCGTGATGCTCCACTACTGCAAACTTTGTTGCAGAGTGTGGATAGTCTGTTCCGTTTACTCTAACCCAAAGAAACCCATTGTAGATCTGCGGTTCCATGTTCACAAACAACGCTGATATATCAACATCGTAAATACCAGCATAGTCAACTGTGATCTGATTAGATGATAATGACATACCATAAGCATATTCAGTTTCACTTAACGTAAGAACTTGCGGTGTATTCGCCGCAGAAAATGTAATATCCGAATGATTCTCAAAAGTGCCATACGGGTATTTATTTGTTGCCGCCGCAGAAAGAGAAGCAGGGGCAAAAAGAATAACTGAGTCAGCACCAATCCGACGATCAAGTAATGTTGTAGTAGTCGCACCGCCTGTATCCAGTGTTATTGTACCAGTAGAGTTTAGCTTACCTTCAACAAGGTTATTGACAACCTCCGCAACCTCACGCGGAGTGCCTCCTAGATTTGGTAGCCTACGGTACTGGTTAGCCATTACCTACGCCCTATCGTCCCAAAGTCTAAATCAATGCCCTGCGCTTTTTTCCAGCCACCTGTAAGGTTAAGCCGTATCCTGTGATAACGACCATTAGACCTAACAGGGATAAGGTTATCTGTATTTAAGCTAGATGCAGTGCCAAATGAGTATGTGTCAATCTGACGGTTACGCGATGCTATTTGCGCAGTGACGTTCCCAGATGCGTTTTCACGAAGCGTAACATAAGGGATAACATTTCGGAGCATAGTGAAAGAACCTGTCTTACCTTCAAACTCAGCCGTTTCAATAGTCGCCGAAAGCGTAGAACCAGTAAACGTTTGGATCTTATTGTCTTTAGAAGCTGCAAAAAGAAACTCTCCACCACGGTAAATAGCTCCATCAAGAGAAGCAGGTAGAACATCAAGAGCACCAAAAGCGGCATCAAGATCCTCCAAGGTATAACCAGCAGTATATACAGGAGCGACCAGATCCACGGCGATGTCAGCCGTTGACCACTTACCAAGCGCGTAATTGTAAATGATAAGTTTGTCAGCAGAGCCATCACTTGATGCAGTGCTTGCGTAAGACCATACGATAATTTGCCGAAGAGGATCCGCAGATGCCGACATATTCCTTGCGTGTTCACCATTCCAATCCTCTAAGAAAAAGCGGTTTACTTTTTCTGCGCCAATAGGCTGTGACCGCTCACCGTCAAACATATAAAAGCCATCGTCAGCAAGATAGAACACACTATGGCCAACATTGCAGACACTGCCTGGCACCTTACATCCACGCACAGTCTCAACCTTGTCAAACTGGAAGATCAGAGGTGAGCCAATATATGAGGCGCGAACAATACCTTTCTCAAGTAGGATTGTTGCATACTCTCCGCCGACTAGTCCAGTTACGTCGCCCATGTCAGCAATGTCTTGGAAGTCAGCCTGAGTCGCCGCAGAGATAGCCCAGCTTGTATGATCGCCAATACCAGACCAACGCACACGGTATGGCTTGTTACCGTCCGTCGCGTCATAGGTAAAGCCTGTCATCACAAAGTCGCGCACAACCGCAAGATACTTAGCGCGTGGTGCATCAGCAGAAAGGTCGGCAAACTGCGTACCACTGTAAGCCGTGATATACTGAATAGGATCGCCAAAGTTAGTGCCAATTACATCTTGACCAAACTGTACAAAGCGCCAGCGATCATCGTCATCTGTGCTGTAGTTGCCAGTCTTGCTAACATTATCAAGCGTACTTGTGGTCGTGTTAAACTGATAAATCTTGCCACGGTCAGCGGCATACAAGGCGATCTGACCATCGTCATCAGCCGCCGCAATCATACCAACAAGCGGCCCATCAGCGGCGGCGCTAATAGGAGAAAGGCTTTGCATACTCTCATAGCCAATAGCCGCTGGAATTACGTTATTGGCAATGGTTACACCAGCATTACCAAAATCAGATTGATCTGGTAAAAATTCGCCAAACTGTATCATTTGTCACTCCAAACTTCTGAACCTGCATCTATCTTTACCCAAGTACCAAGACCAGCGGCAACAAGGTTCCAGCTTTCATCTTCCGGCGGAATCTTAGTCCAAGTATCTTCTCCAACTATAACATCAGACAATACAGTATCCGATACCGCAAGAATAGACCACAATTCACCCAGTTTTTCTGCCTCTACGGATAGAGAAGCTGTGGCAAGTGGTGTTGCACGACCGTCAGCAAAATAGAAGCCGTTAGCCGTTGCTGTGGCAAATACGTTTACATTTGCGTTGGCACTAGCAACAAAACCACCAGCCGCTTCAACAGTAGCAGAGGTAGATGGCTGTGCCTCACCAAGACGCAACCGCACAGCTTCGGCAGTAGTCGTAACAGCGGAGGATGCAGATGCCGCGCCAAACTGGATACGAATACCTTCAGAGGCAACACTAGCGGATGTGCTAAGTGCAGACTCGCCGATAACAATACGGATGCCCTCAGAGGCTACCGTGGCGTTTGTAGATGCAGATGCCTGACCGTTGGCAATAAGGAAAGCCTGTGCATCCATAGTCGCTGGGCCAGCCAGCATAGATGCGCCAAACTGTATCCGTATTCCTTCGGACGTAACACTGGCAGAGGCATTAAGAGATGCCTCAAATGTCAAGATACGCAAGCACTCAGCAGATACGCTGACAGATACAGACGCTGATGCTGTATGTAGGAATATACCAAAACCAGCGGCAGAAACAGATGCGCTGGTTGATGGTGTAGACTCACCTTCGCGTAAAGCCGCAGTCAGCCAGATAGGGTCGTCAAGACTATACGGTAGAGTGTCTAACGTACCCCAGTTATCTAGCTGTTCTAAATTTGGCCCTACGATTTCGGCCATAATTAAGCCGCCGTGATGTCAACACCCGATGTGGCAATCTTAAAGATGTCACCTTCGTTGATGGTCTTGCTTGCAGTCAAAGCCGCATGGAACAAAAGGTTGCCAGCAGAAGAAGCATCCCAGATACCGATATGTGTAATCGTTCCCCAGTTGCCACCAGAAGCGGCAGGAAACTCAACAGCGGCATCGTTGCTTGCCGTTCCACCAGAAGATGCACCAAAAGAAATCGACTGACGTGCATAGCCGTTGCCGCTTACTTCTGTGCCTGTACCAGCATCGGTAGGATCGGCAGTGTGCAGACCTACATAGATAGTGGCTGGGGAAGCTGTGGATGATGTTCCAAGAAAGTGATCCAGAAAAGCATTTTCCAGATAATCGCTCATTGCGCTCATGTTAATTCTCCGTAGTCAGATTTCATAAAGAGGGCGCTACCAGCGTGTTTACCACGCTCTTCTTCTTTCTTTATCTCATCAAGTGACCGTGTAAACAACTGCTCATATAAAGCAGTCTTTTGGTCATCCATAAGATAAATGCTCGCTTGAGCAAGTGCGCCATACAGATATGCGTCGGGATGGCGTGTTAGCATAGTATTGGTCGTGTTGATGTCTGACAAATCAGCAACACCCTCTACATATACAATTTCTGCTGTGTAGCTGCTATCTGGCGTAGGAGCAAACTTAATTTCTGTGCCAATGATAGTATAGCCACGCGGTTTACCGATTGCTGTAGACGAGTACGTTTCATCCAGCTTGGCTGGGGTGTAATACTCAAGAACCTCAATCGGATTAGTGTTTAGCTTTACAAGACGAATAGAACGCAAGTCTGTCGGCAAGGATACAAATGCGTCACCAGACGTTAGCGTAGATGTTGCGCGTTTCTCCTGACCACGCGACTCCAGTAGTCGGCTCATACGTCCCTCAGCTAATGCGATAAACTCAGGAATACGATCCGTTAAGTCATCACGGGCTAGGAAGTTAGAAATAGCCGTTTTCAGTTCTGAGTAAGTTCCAATAGCCATTATACGTTACCGCCGCCTGTTCTAAAGAAACGATTGTCATAATCGTTTAGCCAACGCTTCCATGCGTTAGGATTGTCTTTTGGTCGTCCAAATTTCTGAACCAGCTCATGGTACAACCCTGCGGGAATATCGGCAACCTTTTGTTGATGGCGCTGAGTATTTCCTAAAAGACTACCATTTCTGTATTCGTTTGCTTGCTTTTTGTTCTCCTGCAAAAGCGCATCTACATTCTGTGTTGTCTCAAAAATAAAGCCACCGTCAGGTTGAAAGTGGCACCAAGTTTCTTTGCCTGTAACAGCATCTTTATGTACTAGCTTCTTCATGTCTCCCTCACAAGTGAGTTAGGGGGTGGTTTCAAGGCCACCCCCCGCATCAATTACGACAGGTCGTAAACTGCGCCGTGTGCTTTCGGTGCAGATACTTTCAGCGTCCACTCAGTGATAATCTCAAATTTCTGAGAGTCACCAGTTTTCGCCAAATCGTTTACTGCAAAGTTACGGCCAGGCAACGTGCAGACAGAAGCATAGTCGCTGTCAAGCAGGTATACACGGTCGTCCGAAGCAAAGCGGTCGATTACAACGTCAAGCTGACCAAAGTCAGACAGGTACAACGAAACCGAACCAACGATAGCGGCTTCACGAGGAGCCGTGTAGTTGATTTGATTCGTAGCAACTGAACCGCCATTTAGGCCGCTGAAAGTCGCTTTTTTGGAAGGAGATACAACCAGCATGTTAGGCTGACCACCGTCCGTGTAAGCAGCTTGCATTGCGTTGTCGATCATGTCCAGAGTCAGGGCACGGTTTGTACCAGCCATGTCAGGAACATCAGTACCGTCACCAGTAGCGGCAGACGTGCCAGAAGCGTCGTCTACGTTGGTGATCCAAGCCGACAAAGAGCCAGCCTTGCGTGGATCGGAACCGGAACGGGCCGTGTCTGAATGGAGGTATTTTTCAATGTCACGACGAAGCTCCAAGCCTTTCAAGACTTTTTGGTATGCGGTTTCACGGTCACGACCAGCTTTGTCAACGGCATCCAATGTGCCAGAGACTTGCGCGTCTTTTTGTGAAATCTGCATGTAGTTGCCAAAACGAGTAGTTGCAGTCGGAGCGACATAGCTCGCGTCTGCGCCTTCGTTGCGGTAGTTGGTTGCAGAAGCGGCGGCAAGTTCTTGTACTTGCCATTCTACAAATACACCATTTCCTGTCTCTTTACGGAGAGCAGAGAAGATGGGGGTTTCATCAGGGTCAATGCGAGTAATTACATCAGCAAGATCTTCGCGTTCACCTACTGCTGTGGAAGTGCTATGGATAGCCATGTTACTTCATCCTTTCTAATAAATAATCAACGGCGGCATCTTTCGAGCCAGTTTTTGCTAGGCGATCAAAAGCCTGTTTCTTGCGACCAGATGCTATTTGCTTTTTAGAGGCAGGAGTACCAGCTTTAACTGTCTTCGGTGCTTTCTTTACTTTCTTCTGAGCTTCAGGCCGTTTAGCCATTAACTCATCGTAAAGGTAAGCCTTACGTAAGGCTTCAATGGCGCGACTGTCACTAGCTACCGCAAGTTCTTGCTCGGTGTAACCAAGCCGCTGTGCATAACTAATCACAGCCTGTTTTTCGCGGGTCGCAACTTCTTCGTTACGCCATTCAGGAATACGCTCCAACAACCGATTTTGTTCCTCAGCAAGTTTTTGCTTGTGAGCTTGCATCATCTGCTGTTGTTGCTCTTGCTGTGTACGAATACGTTCTTGCTGTACCTTTGCAAGTTGATCCTTGCGTTCGCGGTAAGCGTCACGTTGACGTGTCCACTCAAGAGGGTCTTCCTGATAGAGCTTTTCCCAATATTCTTGGGTTGGCTCTTGCACCTGAGTAAGCTGGGCTTCTATCATCTGCAAAGCCTGAGCGTACTGCTCGCGTTGTTGAGCTAATGCCTCTGCTTCCGCTTCTGCTTGCTTCCGTGTTTGGGAGGCTTCTTGCATACGCTTCTGCGCGGCTTGCTCTAGTTGATATGATTTGACAAGTTCCTCAGCGGTTACTTTTTTCTCTTCACCATCAACTTTAACGGTATAAACGTCATCTTCGACGACTTCGATTTCATCTTCTTCGACGATTTCAATTTCGTCTTCCTCAACGTCATACTCTTCATCATCTTCCTCTTCCTCTTCAGATTCGGATGGCTCTTCAGCGTCCTCTTCTTCCGGTTCGTATTCAGATGTTGCCTTTTCCGTCTCTACCTCTTCGGCTTCGACTTCTTTGGCTACAGGCTCTTGAGTATCTTCGCTTGCCTCTTTGGGGGCGTTGATATTCAAGAGAAGGTCAATCGCTTGACCTTTGCTTAAAGCGTCTCCAGATCCAAGGAGGGTACTGGTTTCATCGCTCATAATAATCTATCTCCTCATTTAAGTTGTGCTTTTGCTAGGTTGCCAGTATTGACAACCTCCTCCAGATGGCCTTGTACCGCTTTTAGGTTTTGGTACATCTGAAAGAGCTTTTCCCTGTCATCTTGAGCTTTGACAGGAGAATTTTTCCATGCGTCCAAATACTTTTCCTCTAGCATTTCGAACGCTTCTTGAAGCATTGGATTGCGTAATAAGGCTTCTGCCTTGGCTCCGCGATCCTGCTCCTCTAACCGTTTTCCATCCATCTCCATCTCCTACTGTTGCAAAAATACCACACTATACGTTTTTCGCAAGCATTTATCCACTTAACGCCTAATCCGTATTCCCCCTAATGAAGAAAAGTCTGGTAGTTTTAAGTTAGACAAATCTATTGGCTGTATATTTAAATTTGGAATAACAACTGGAGCTGGTTTTGGCTGTGTATTCGTCACAGTGTTGCCTGTTTTGTCTACTCCTAATAGCTCAGGTTTTGCCATTTTTGAAAAATCTAATTTCTTCAGCCCTTCAGCTATAGCCGCTTGATCTATTTTTAGATTGGAAAAATCAAGGTTACCAAGGCTTTCCGAAAGAGCTTGATGGAACGGATCATTTTTTATTGCATTTTCTAGTTTCTTTTTCTCAGCTTCTCTGATCTGGGAAACAGTTGTAAATGGCAGTGTCTGCTCATTGTGACGACCTTTAGAGTATTCACGCGCATCACTAAACAGTCCGCCCCAATCAATATTGTTCGGAGTGCTTTCTGTCGGAATCAAAGCACCCTTCTCAATCATGTCGATAACAATATCATTAGCACCGCGATTAACATTGCCATTGTTAATGTCAATCGTCTGGTCAATGCCTTTAAGTTTTGACTGATCTACCTTAAAGCCAAGATTATCTGTCAACTCGTTTAACACTAAGTTGGTTGTATGCAACTCAGGCATCGTGTATACCCAGCCCTTGTTTTTGCTTGCTTCATCTACAAAGGCAAAGTCATCGCCCTTATAGCCAAGCTCTGCTCTACCAAACGTAGAGCCGCCACCTCCAAATGCACGACCTACAATCGGCAGGCCCTGCAACACATCTTTGACGCTAAGATCTTCAGAAAGAATTTGCTCAAGTCCAATCCCTATTCCAATAGGCCCAAGCACTGGTGCTACTGTTCCAGCGATGGAGCCAATAGAAGCGGCTGTGCTTCCTGCGGCGGCACCCTTAGTCGCCATTAATGCGGCAGTTGTAGCGGCGTTAGCAACAGCAACGGCTTCGCCAGCAGAATCGATACCACCCTCAGCCGCCTTAAGACCACCAAGAATAGTGCCAACATTAGCCATTTGACCAGCGCCAGGTAAACCTTTTGATAAAGTTCCTGGGACTTTGTTCATAACAAGGTGATCTAACCCTCCATAGGCTTGAGCAATGTTGGCCGCTGTTGGATCTTCAAGTGCCTTGCCAATAGCAAGCCCAGCACTAGCGTCTGCAACGCCGCCAACAATCTCACCCGGTAAGCTGATCTGCAAGTCTTGTGGCAGAATTGTGTTTAACTCTCCAACAGCATCTACAGCTTTGTAAAGATTGTCTGGGTTAGGATTGTTTGCAAAGTTTTCAATACTACCGTAAGCGTCAAATGCTTTTTTGCCAGAAGGCAACACAGTCTCTTGGAATGTGTTTAGCCATTGTGGCTTGTCAAACTTTTCATCAAGTTTAGCCAAAAATTCTTTTGTTTTATTTTCCATGGTACGCAGACCTTCGTCGCGTACAAATTGTTTTTGTGCGGTGTATGCTTTATCTATGTCAGCTTTAAGCTCTGATTCCTGCCAACCTTTAACAAGCGGATCAACAAAAGTTTTCTTTGCTGGCTGTGTTACTTTTTCCTCAAACTTTTCGCCTAAACTTTCTTCTTTTTTCTTAACTTCACCAGAGAAAGGATCGGTGACCAAGTTAAATAGATCTTCCGCGTATGGATAGACAGCGGCTAACGCACCAGCGCCAGCAATAGCTTGAGCAGGGTTAAATTTATCCTTCTGCACCTCAAACCCAGGAATTTGAGCTGGGATAAATCCGCCAGCGCGATACATATTTCCAAACATACTAGGATCAAAAGCAAAGCTCTCTTGGAATTTCTGCTCTAGTGGAGCGTACTCTTGACCGTAGTCTTTAGAAAAAAGAGATTGAATATTGGCAACATCAGGAGCCATGCCTAACAAACCTTGGCTCATTGCAAAGCGACCAGATGGTGTCTGCTCATAACCCTTCATAAACTCTGGCAGGTTAGTTGCTGAATACGAACTGCCTGACTGAAATCCAGGAACATAACCAATCTGCGAGCCAGGCACCTGAGAAGTAGAAAGACCACCCATAAGCGTGTTCGGAGCTAACGGCGCTGGAACATTCAGCAATGTCGCCGTATCAATTTGATCCGATGTAAGTGGCCCAACTGCCATGCTTATACTCGCGGCAGGTTAGTCGATGTCTGCACTCCAGAGGCAAGCTGTTGCATCCGAAGCTGACGCTCAAACTCAAGCTCTTGCTGACGCAACTGTAACTCAGCCGCCATCTGCTCACGCTTGAAGGCAAACTCCATTTGCATTTTCTCTTTCTGCAACTGTAAGTCTTGTTGTGCTTTGGCCTGTTGCATTTGCATCTCTGCTTGCATTTTTTGCATCTCAATAGCAATGCGTGGATCTTGCTGTGGCTGTTGGGCCTGTTGCGGAGGAGCGTTGCGTGGGTCAGCAAAAAACTCTGTTGGATTTTTGAAGCCAGACAATTCAGCAATCTTGGCAAGTGTGTTGCGATACTCAAGCGGCGTAACAATCGGGTTGTTCATACCCATGCTACCCATAATCTGCTCTTGCTTGGCCGCAATCTGATACAGCGTTGCAAGTTGCTGGTCTGTTTGACCAGTGCCCAAGCCAACATTGATCTGCACATCATATTGGTTTTGCCACTCACGCGGATCCATCGGCACAAACTGATTACGCAGGCGAACAATCTGTGGCTTGTTTTGATACTTCGTAACCATCTGTAAGATGCCACGGAACAAGTCACGCACACCTGTCTCAGCAAACACACGGGCAATCATTTCAATCTTGCCTTGCGATGCGGCTTGCATAGCGGCAACAGCCGTAGCTGTGGTTGACTGCAACGCATCTGCATCCAGACCCATTGACTGACGGCTCATGCCAGTGCGCTGTTCTTTGATGCGATCCATATACTCAAGTGCAGGGAACACAGCGCCAGATACTTCTGGAACCTGCAAGGGCTGAACCATACCTGGCGCACGAGTACGCACAATACCGCCTGGACGGTTGGTCAGCAGGTCGTCAAGATTAACCTGACCCTCAACAGCAACCACCCGAGCGTTGTTTGTGTTGTAGATGTTGTCTAGCAACTGACGCATCAGAGTTGACTTAATCAACTGCACGTCCATCACAAGCTCGGCAACAGAACGCCCAATAGCGCGGTGTGGCATCAAGATCGGAGAAAGAATAGCAAAAGGAACGTGGTCGTATTCTTCGTTCTCTAAGATATGATAGCTGCTACCGATGCTAACAACGCGACGCAACTCA